AAGTAAAGTTAAGATCGGAGAAGTTCTTCCTGCATTTAGAGGATTGATGGATGGTGTCTTAGAATCTGCATTCTTTGCTAAGGAAGGATTCCTACGTGGTTCTCCATTAGACGCAGCAATGCCGGAGATTCGTGGTGCTATCGGTACTCAAGAAGGTGCTACTAAAGCTGAGAAGATTTTAGGCGAAGTGGTTCGTACTCCTAGCCGTCTTAGCGTAGGTGTTGACGAGTTCTTCAAATCTATCTTCCGTCGTATGGAATACAATGCTCAAGCCTATCGCTTAGCTTCTTCTGGTAAGTATGGTGATCCAGAGACAGTATACAATGCTTTGCGTACAGTAAACACTAAGACAGTAGACTGGAAAGATAACATCTTGAAAGCTCCTGAATTAGCTGGCTTACCTGATGGACTACGTGCTAGGTTAATTGACGATGTTCGTAACTTCGCTAAACAAGCTACATTCCAGGCAGACTTAGGAAGCTTTGGTAATAAACTATTATCTCTCAGAGCAGCTCACCCTTGGGTAGCACCAGTAGTTCCCTTCGTTAAGACTCCTATCAACATTATGAAGGATGCTATCTCTTATACACCACTCGGTGTGTTTGCCAAGAATACTCCTACGGATGTTAAGATAGCAAGAACTGCTATTGGAATGGGTGTTACTGCTGCACTAGCTCAACAAGTAGCAGATGATACTGTAACTGGTTCGTATCCTAAGGATGCTGCTAAGCGTAACGCTATGATTGCTGCTGGTGTTCCTGAGTACAGCATTCGTATTGGTGATACATATTACTCCTACGCTCGTGTAGAACCATTAGCAACCATCATGGCTTCTGCTGTGGACGGTATTAACGCAGTGCGTGATTATGTAAGTAAACCTTCCTACGATTCTAAGAAAGAAAAAGAATTAGTAGTGGATGTCGTAGCAGGTGTTACTAAGAATATCGTATCTAAGACATACTTAGAAGGTATCTCTGGTGTATTACAAGCGATCCACGATCCAGAGCGTTATGGTGGCAGCTTTATCAACGGCTTTGCTGGTTTACTTGTACCGTCTATTATAGCAGCTCCTGCTCGTGGTAGCGATCCTTATGCTCGTGTAGTGACTAACTTCGGAGAAGCAGTACAGTCTCGTATTCCTGACTTTGGCTTAGGTCTTCCTATCCCATCTCGTCAAGAGTTACCAGCACAATCGAAGTTATTCGGAGGAGAGCGTGAGAATCCTGCATATGGCTTAGCAGCATACACTGGATTACAGACAGCACCTGCAGTGCGTAACGCAGTACAAGAAGAGGTTAAGCGTACTAAGGTAGACTATAACTTACCAAGCAAAACTCTACGTGGTGTTGAACTTGAAGGACAAGACATCGGTAAGTATCAACAAGTATCTAGTTATTATTCAGACTTAGTCTTGAACAACATGATCCAGAATGAGTCTTATCAGAATGCTACTGATAAGATGAAGAAGGTTATGCTTGAGCGTGGACTACGTCAGGCTAGGTCGTATGCTACTAAGATTATGCTACAAGAGAAACTACAAGATCCAGAGTTCAGAACACAGTTTATTAGAGCAAGACTTGAGAAAAAAGGATTGGAGATGGAAGAATGATTGATCCGTTAACAGCATTAGCAGCGTTTGCTCCGTTAGTCGTTGACTTAGGTAAGTCTCTGATCTCTCGCTTCGTAGCTCCTTCGGAGTTTAAACCTGCTACGATAGAACAATATGTACAGATGCGTCAGCTTGACTTAGACATGTTCAAAGCCATGAACGATGCAGGTGGTACTAATCCATCCTATCCCTGGGTGGAAGCTGTAGTTAGATTGATGCGTCCTACGATAGCATTCATTGTCTTAGGAACGTGGGCTTATTTAGAACTCTCAGGAGGTGCAAGTGATACTGTTAGCAACTTTGCTTCTGCCATTGGTTTTTATCTATTTGGTGACAGGTCTCTCTTTTATGCCAAGAAGAGTTTAAATGCAGCTAAGCCCTAACTTTAGCTTAGCAGAACTCACTGCTTCACAGACTGCTGAGCGTAGAGGATTAGACAATACCCCTAATGCTACAGCGATAGCTAACCTGACTAGGGTAGCAGCCCTGCTTGAGCAGGTCAGAGCAGTAATTGGTAAGCCTATTATTATAACCTCTGGGTATAGATCTCCTGAGGTAAATAAAGCTATAGGTTCTACCAGTAAATCCCAACATCCCTTAGGTTGTGCTGCTGATTTCAAAGTCCACGGCATGACCCCTAAACAGGTCGTAGAGGCTTGCATTAAAGCGGATATACCCTACCATCAGATCATCGAAGAATTCGCTTCCTGGACTCATATAAGCGTTCCTAATACCCCTTCTGAAGCACCCAAGAAACAAGCCTTAATTATAGACCGTAACGGCACTCGTCCGTTCCAATAAAAAAGCCCTCCGAAGAGGGCTCTTAAGTTATCGCTCGAAGGAAAACAGTAGCCTGAATATTCCTACATCTAGAATAAGATGTCGACAATCATCGTATTCATCGATATATTCAAAGCCTACCATAAACCCAGTAAGAAAAGAGAGTTCAATACTCATTTCGATTCCTTATAATTTTCTATTGCTCTGAGGAGCAGGGTTTCTAAGCCAACTTGAATGAGAAGAGTCTTAGCTTCTTCGTCTAGTTCTACTTCCATATCAGCAGACCCATCCTCATTCTCAGTTAAGCTTAGCAGTTCAATCTTCATTTAACTGGGCATGCACCACTGGCACACTCATCCCCACCATCAAAGCTTGCTTCATCAATCTTAGTAATCAAACGAGTCTTAGCGACTAGCTCTTCATACTGCTCTTTAGTAATCTCCTCCAATGGTGCTTGATGAAATCCATGCTCATTGTGTAGCAAGAACGACAAGGACTTATGATTGTTCTTATAGTTCTTAGCAAGGTACTTCTTGATCTCAGGTAGTTCTTCCTTACGATAATACACTGTACAGGAAACACTATTGTCTGACCAATGAGCTTGCAACCACTTCACAACTTCCAACTGATCAATCGCAGTCATCTCAGCAGCTAACTTTGTTCCCTCTGGATAGCAGAATGGGAAGCTAACTACCATTGTACTGTGATCTTCACTACCATCAAAGTTACGCTGATACTCCACAGGATAACCGTGATCACGACAGACTTGTACAAGAGCGTGGTCTGCTGCAATACGAATCCTACGAATCATGTACCGAGAATACGCAGGGTGGCAACCAGAAGTTACACCTGGAAGTAATGACAGTGTACCTGAAGGCTTAACAGTGGTAAGTTTTACTGACTCTGGGAAGCCATGCTTAGCACTGTACTCCTTATCGAAAGCTCGTAACTCTTCATAAGCTTCAGATAACCAGCTACGTTGATCATCACTTGCTTGCAAGACACCAGTGACTCCGATGCCCATCCGCATATTACTATGTACAATATCTGCAGTCTCTTCGAGGTGGCAGGGTAAGGCAAGACTGTGCTTATTGATACGATATAACAGCTTACAGATGTCAATGAACTCAGCTTTGTTCGTGACATTAGGCAGATATATCTCAGCTAAACAACAAGTCTCATAAGGAGCTAGGGACTGCTCAGCACAAGGATTGTAACCCATCACCTTAGGATCAGGATATTGAGTCTCTCCCAATCGTCCAATCTTTCTGCTAAGCTTTAGGTTGATTAAACCATAAGGCTCGCCCTTGCCTTCATACCCATCCCAGAAATACTCATGGAGATCTTTGAAGTCATTGCATACTACGCTGTTATTAGACATAGCTCTCCACGAAGGAATGTTACCCATGTCCCACCGTTTAGCCAGCAAGTATTCAACATCATCAGGATCACCAATAGCAATCTGAGCAGAGCGTCTTACATTACCTGCTACTACAATTGCACCGATAATGTTCATGATGTCGAGGCAGTCAATAGAGCGTAACTGTCTACCAGCTCTCTTCTCCAAGATCTCACTGATCTTAGCAATACCCCAACATAAATCCTCAGCACCCGAAGCAGTGCCACCAAATCCCTTGATAGGAGAACCCTTACCACGAACTAACTTCGTTGAATAAGTAAAGGTTGTAGCAGTATTCGCTAAAAAGGCAGCCTTCAGTGTTTTACCGAGGAGCTTAACCCATCCTTCACGAGAGTCAGGTACAATAAAGTCAGCATCATTACTATCTACACGAGTCGGAGCAGCAAAGCTGACATTAACTGGAGGAAGCTTAGACACATGCTCACGTTGAATGTTGTAGCCTACTCCTGAACCTAGCATCAATAGATCCATTGCCCATGTGAACGGACGCACTGGCTGATCTACTACAGTGAAAGCACAGTTCTGTAGACTGGCTAGACCTAAGCGACCTACTGTGTCAGTGCCTAACTGCCATAAGAAGCGACCTGCTACAGTACCTTTCAATTCCATCAGATACTTCTGTAAGCGTTTCTTCTCAGCCTCTGTAAAGCCACACTGAAGCTGGTCATTAGACGCTGCTACGACACGATTAACTGTGTCTGCAAACTCTTCTGTAGGACTACCAGGATCTGCTTCGTTCAAACGACGAGCGTATGTCCTTTTGTATGTAATATATCCTACGGTACTAAACGGTGTGTTAAATTCTGTCATTCAGTTTCTTCCCAATCTACTTCTTTTAGAAGTCTGTTATAATTGTTTTCGATATTGTCGCTAAAAGTTTCTACTAAATCTTCTGAAGCTATGTCGAGTAGCTCCAGAAGAAGTACTTCATCTAAACTCTTCAACCGTTCTTTTAACTCTGGCAGTGTAAGAGTACGATTCATATTACTTTTTCTTCGCTCGCTTAGCAGCATTCGCTGCAGTAGCCTTAGCAGGTTGTGCCATACAAGCAGTTACAAAGTCAATCGTTTTCTGAGCAGCTTCTTGAATCGTCTTTAACTGAGCAATTGCATCCTTATGATTCCAGTCACTAACCCAGAAGTCTACTACATTCTTCGTGTCTGCTTGGATAGTTAGATTAATTTGCCAGTCATCCTTCTCAGTAAAGCTACCTGATACATTGACAAATGAATTATCCTCTGGAAAAAACTTATTAAACTTAATTGATTTCACTGGTTTCCTTTCGTTCTTATGTGCTTCGTTGATTAGCTTTACTAATGATGTAGTCAAGGTAATGCCTCGCTTTCTCTAAATCCTGTACTCCGTCTTTATGTTTCCAACGTAGTATATATTTTACCACATTTCCTTCCCAGAAGTCAAGCTCCCATGCTTCGATAATATCCCAAGGTTGAATTCCTTTACCCTGGTGATAGTGCTTACCTCCGACTTGCTTGTCTCTAGGTGCATCTAGTTCAGGAATGTAGTAGTCCAGCTCTGGTTCTTCTATCTGCAGCCTACGAAAGTATTCTTCTAAGGTTATCTCACCTTCGCAGTCTACATATCCGTATGGCTTAGGCATTGCGATTGGATTCTTCATAAGTATCTCTTCTTTAAAAAGTCTAAGGAAACAAACATCTCATCGAAGCAACCGTCATGAACTTCGTGTAAGACCACAATACCTCTCCAATAGTTATTACCCTGTGCTCCCAAGTAATCTTCGTCGTGTTCATAGCAACTCCCTGCGATTATCGCTGTAAGCGTTTTTCCATCTGCTCTAGTAGCGTAAGCAACTTGTCTACCTTGCTGATGACCCACAACACACGACTGATGTTTTTTGGAGATAATGGCTGCTGCCGATCCGACAGGGCGATTAAGAGCACCTGCAGTAACATAATGGGAATATAGAACACCATCAATAATAATTGGCTGCTCAAACGGAACAACTTCCCAACCAGCTTCAACATACTTCAAGTCCTCTATTGAAATCGTACCATCTAACATCGAATCGTTTTCAACTGCACGATTAATACGATGCTCGTGGTTACCTATCGTTAACACCATTCGTGGTTTGTACACCTTATCTTTATTCCTCCGCTGTCTTGCTTGTAAGTCACGCAGTGGTTTTAATAAGATGTTCATCGCTTCATGCGTAGCAGTTACATCGTGCTTATATCGTCGACCTTCGAAGGACTTCTTTCCTTTATCATAGCTTGATAATGAAGGCATGTCCGCAAAGTCCCCAATATTAATAATAACATCAGGACGCTTCTTAACAATATAGTTTCCTATCGCTCGTAAGTAATTATAATCATGACCAGGTTTGATCTGACAATCTGGAATTATCAAGTGGGTCGTCATTGTATCCTTCTATTTTAATATCATAGCCGTAGATGTTTGATAAAAAACTAAGAAACTCTCGCACTACAAGATCCCAGGGCTGATCCGATGAGATATGAAACTCATGCCTAAGTTCTTTATTAAAAGGAAAGTCATACTTAGCATCGACTTCTTCTCCTTCTAAAAATTCAAACGTATATCTATTTATAGTATGTGCCATTTAGAATCTTTCCAAAAGTAAATCCATCCTTGTTCATCCATACCTAGAACAGTAAAGTTTGTTGTATCTCCAATTACTTTCCATTCAGTTATCTTTACTTCCATGTATTCTCCTTATAATCCGCAGCAGTTTATACAGCAGAAATTTTCTATAACTAACTACCACGTTTTACTAAATCAAAAAAGTATTCAGCGTCTACTAAAACAAGAGGCTTACTATTGTTCTGCTTCAAGACTACGAGTGGCTCGACTAATCCATGCGTCTGAGCTTGTTCATAATCTTTGAAGACTGCAATAGCTTTACGATTCTTGCACTCAATCTGAAAAGGAAAAAGACTACGAGCAGCCGAGCTAAGCTGAACATCCTCTCCACTCGCTCCCATGCTTGTGCTTCTGACATCATCAGTGCTGAGCGTAGGGAATCGTTGGAGTATCTGGTCTCTCACCCACTGCTGTAGCTTTCTTCCTTTTGCTTTTGCTGACTGTGGTTTCAAACTTCATCACCTTTCGTTTCTTTATCCATGCTTTAGGTATGTGTATCCTAGCGTTACTATTATCCTTAGACACTGTGGACGCAATACATATAGCATCTTTTGTTTCGCTGATCAAGAATCCTACAGTATGACAAAGATCTATTTCTGCTTTTACTTCGTCTTCCCATCCTGCGTCGGCAACTGCGTCGACCCACTGTACGTAGATAACTTTGGAGGTTTCCAGATTTGGTTTGGGAGTCTTCTTATCCACAGTAATTGTCCGTTCTCCAGCACCCTTGCTTCGTCTCCTTTGTAAGCCTCCAGGACAGCAAGATACATTTCGTTTTCGTCTTTGCATTCTTTAAGTATTCTCTCTGCTTTAACTGCTCCAATGCCTTTAATCCCAACAACATTGTCTACCCTATCACCAGTTAAAATCTGTTTATAAAAATTCCTGATTCCTTCTTCCTCAGTTATGAAGTAACGGTGATCCTTAGTAAAGTTAAAGTGATCTCCTCGTATCATATCCAAGTCTTTATCGATTGTACAAATACAATACTCACCAGGCTCTAGTGAATATGCTGCAATACCAATAGCATCGTCTGCTTCTTGTTCTTCAATCATCTCAAAGCCCCAGCTCTGCTGCATATACTGTCGAAGTATAGCGTAGTGCTTTGGCTTAGCTGATTTGCGATTACCTTTATACGGAGCAGTTACTGCTATGTCATGCCTGAAGTTACTACCACCTGTTAAGTATCCTTTGTAGTCCTCGAACCCATTGAAGAGAATCAGGTTCTCTAGAAACTCACCGCACCTAGCTATCGCTATTGACTCGGTATCTTCTTCAGATGCAAAGCCAATGCGATAAACTAGAATGTCCCCATCAATCAGGGCGAGGTGCATCAGAGAGCTTCTTCCTCGATGTCTGCAAGGTTAACACCAGTAGGTTTGTACTCGATCAAATCTTTCACGATGATCTTGCTGATACCTACTCCGACACCTTTCTTACCACCGACATTATACGAATACGGTTTGATCAAGGCAACACCTTTAGATCCGTTAGCAATCTTAACACTGATCTGGTTACCCTTCTCATCCACTGCAAGGATAGGATATAACTTGCTCTTAGCAGTAACGAAGAAGCCTTGGTCAGGTTTGTTCGAATCATTCTTTACATTGATACCCATGTCCATCAAAGTCTTGATAGCATCCTTAGACAGGTTGCACAGATCGACCTGATACTTCTCAGAGTATTTGTTCTTCTCGTTCAATGAAGCCCAGAAGAGGTCGGCTTTGATTGGTACTGGTTTTGCTTGTTCCATTTATTTCTCCTTAGTAAACAACTACATATATTATACACTACTATTAATGCTTAGTCAAGTGTTCTTCTAAGCCTTCGCTTTGCAGTATCAGAACAGTACGTTCTAGGAGTTCAATCGTCTCATCGTTGGGCATCCTAGTGTATACCATTAAGTATCCATCCTTCTCAGCAAGTACTACTAAATCATTCACATCCTCAGGCAATTCTTCCATCACACTCATGGTCGAAAATCCGAATCATGAATAGCTTCTGCAATCTCAGACACCACAGGATTAGCTCCTTGCTTACGAGCATCTGCTACAAACTTAGCTAGATTATATAAAATATCTATAACCATATCAGGAGAAGTGCCTGATCTAATTTCTTGAAGTACTGCTTGTTTGATTCTATCCATCAGTGTGTTTCCTTCCATGAGTTTCCAACTCTGTACTCACCAGTGAGAGGGCATCGCATCTCTAGCACACGACCTGCTTCTTCAATAGCTTGTACTCCTAACTTACCTACCATATCTGCGTATGGTTCTTCTACTTCAATCTGCCATTCGTCATGCACATTAGCGACGAACTTATAATTAATACCTAGTTTACTTAGGCGATCATCTAAGATCACCAGAGCTTGCTTCATGACAATCGCACCCGCACCTTGGAGAAGTGTGTTGAGTGCTGCATGGTCAGACCTAACGTGTAATCTACGTCCATCAAGACCTGGTAACGATCCCGACGACTTGCGGATTTTATCCACTGTCTCCCTAAGTGCTCGTAGTTTCGGGGTGTTCGCCAGAAAAGAATCAATAAGTCTTTGTCCTTCTTTCGCTCCAGCACCCACAACTTTCCCGATCTTGGCAGCCCCTGCACCATAGAGGAATGCATATATAAACGTCTTTGCTTGAGCACGTGTTTCGAGTCCAGCAGCTTTCTGGTT